GGAACAACCTGGATTAGCCCCCGAGTGATCATTTCTGATCACCCGGCACCAGGTAAGGATTGAGGAAGTCGCTGATTGGGATCTCCTAAAGAGGGACCCTTTTGCTCATCTACAGTAATCACTACGTCTGCCCCCCGCGTCGCCGACATGAATCTAGAAAACCAACAATAAACAGCTAGAAGATGTCGGATAACGATCGGGTGCTCCCCGTGGGTATAGGGAGGACTGACCAGGCTCGATAGTGAAACCCCACGGTTTCCCAGGCCATCTGTAGATGGGCAAAACCCAAAATTGTCAAACACATTTTCATCAGGGATGTGAACCAAGCTACCTTGATGGGGGCTCTTCGTCCCAACCCTGAACCAGTGGAGGGGTCTTTCCATAATCGATAGTAAGTCGATGGGGAAAGTGCCCAAGCACTGATCCGGGCCAATCAAGGCAATGAGGGTCACGGTAACGGCAGCGCCTACCATGCATCCCAGAAGAAATGCGAACAACAGTGAGGGTGAAAGGTATCTCATCAGGTCCTTTTGGAAAATCAATCGCCACAATCATCCCCAAGGCGGACCACTATGCTTGCGTAACCAACCGAACGAGGTTGTCCCAAAACCTCGGCGGGTCCTCTACATACAATTTCCCCCACGGCTTGAAGAATATAGGCAGCGTGTCTATAGGCCGCAACTCATCATTAGGACCCTTCGTAAAGAGAAAATGATGAATAGCGAGACCCGCTGCCTCTTCTACCTAGCCGGTAGGCTGCACAGTGGTTTCATGCGGATCTCTCCAAGAATGATTGTCACCACTCTTGTAGAGCAAACCACTTACCCCGGAAAACAAAGAGGTGTAACTGGGGCGTGTGCGCGAAGACCCCCCCGATTGAGTCTGCGGAGTATAACTAACTGTTGGGACGGGAGCGGGGGCAACAGCGGGGGTAGATGGCAGGCTCCACTCTGCGGTGAGAGTGAGGGTATCACTTTTCACCCGTGTTGGCGTGACCGAAATCACACCATCATCCCGTTTGGGAAGAGTAGGCCGTTCATCACCCTTACGCTGGCGGTTCAGTCCAAGGACTGAACCTACGGGTTGGGGAGGAACGCCCGTAGGTGTTCCGCCGAAACTCGTGTCCCCGACCCCGAAGTTCGAGTACTCCACATACCCACCCGGGGGGCCACTTAGTTTGGGGAGCTAAGTGAAACAAGTTGCCTTCCAGTTTTAGACATGACACTGGATTGGACATTCTTGAAATCTTTGGAGGAAAAGGGCATGAGCAATTCCATTGCATTCATGACAGCGGCGTGCCCACATGGGTCAGAGTCCGAGGGAGATTTGCCCCTGACACCATCGCCGACTAGCTCACCATTGACATATGCTTCAAAGAAAGCAGTTTGCGCGACTTCGGCAGTTTCCATCACTATAGCCATGCAAAACCCACCCCCGGCCGCCGTTTCACCGGCGCCCCCAATGTTTACAGGAGTGAGTGATGTGAAGTCAGGCTCTCGGCCAATAACTACGTATTGAGCTTCTAATCCATACTTAGGGGTCCAAAGCACGGTATACCAAGAATTGTCTTCTATGGGAGCATTACCACAGTTGTCATGGGCTAGCAAATCACTAACGGTACTTAAATGCAAGTTGTAGTGATTTGGTTCCTCCAGAGCAACGTAGCGGCCTCCCCGGCTGAGCTCGGTACCGGCCCAGCGAACCCGCAGCCCAGCGCTAGTGACTCTGTATGCCACGTTCGTAGAAGTGGTGGCATATTCACCATTAGTCTGGACTGAGGTAACGCCGGTCGTTGCACTTCGGCAGTCAATGACAGTTGCCGCATAATCGGAGCCATTGCTGTACCGTATGCACTGATTTGCTGCGGTGGATGTGTTGGAAAAAGCTCGATACGGATTGAGGACTATATAACCAAAGTTGTCCGCATTCGATTGGAATACACCACGAGAGAATACGCAAACTTTACGAGAGTGCATCGTGGTCAAGTCAGGTTGGTAAGCCAAAATTGTAGAGTCAAACGGCTGTAGCAGGGTCGCTAGGTACCGTTGAGCAGCTAAGGAAAGTTGTGGTTTTGCAAGCAATTGGTTGCCCCGACGGCGGGGCTGGGTCTTAGGCTTCTGGGCCTTCTTTTTGCCCTTATTTTTCTTTTGGTTATTTCTACTTTGCATGTGGGAAAAAGGAAAGTAAAAATCCTTCGGGAACCGTAGCATGAAGGTCTAGGGCAAGATTGGAGTAATACTGCTCGATGGCAACCTGCTCATCTGGTAAGATGTCGAACGCGATGTAAAAGGAGAGCCTCGCCTCCGGGGTAATATCCTTGTAGGACCTATGCATCCCCTTAGCTAATTGCCAAAACCCGCCCTCCATTTGATTAGAATGAGCAATGCGGGTATTGGACGAGTCTCGGCCCAAGCGGATCAGGGCACTATAAAATTCCTGATAAATCGGGACACCACCGGTCAGTGCCAAACCGCACTGACCAACAGCATCGCACCAGTACTCCAACTCCTCCTCAGATACAAGCGGTAAAGTGCAAACACAATCCTTTGCAATGGCGTTTGGACAATTACGAACCATTACGTACTCACCATTGCCTAAATGAAGTGGATGTGTTTGACAAAACTCAATTTTCTCAAGCTCAAAAACCGGATCCTCTACCTTCATGGTGAAGCCCATGGAAAGGAAGAAGTGGGGAATGGCCCAACGAATAGCCTCAAGATGACAAGATTCCACAATGAGGACACAATCGTCACCATTGTTAACGAGCTCATACTTGTCAATCCCAAGACGTTTCATGAGGGACCACACCATCGCACACATTAGAATGCAGTTGCCGAGAGCAGTATTCATATCACCGCTCATCCTACAACCATCTGTCTTGTACTTGATGGTGCCATCGGGGAGACGACAGAACCCCCGGTTGTTGAGTTGCCATTTCAGCAGGTCCTTGAGGAAAGCTCTTTCATCCCGGTCATGGAAACAGGACACGTAAACACCGTGCTCCCAACGCAATGCGTCGGTTGAGACATGCTGGTCAAACCGACTTGCGTCCAATCCTATTGCCACTGGGCAGATGAAAGAGTACCACTTGTCAGCTATAATACGTCCCTGTTCAGATGCATTATAGCCCTTCATGATGGTTGGGCTCCCAAAGAGCGAAGCCACCGCCTCATAAATTTGGTGCTCGAGAGGTTTCAGAAAGCGCCCAACCTCGACGTTGTACCTTGGGTGACGTGGTTGTATCACCCGCGGTGCAGGATCAGGCTTGACAGAGAATAATATCTTCTCCATCTTGATGAATGTGCTAAGGAACGAATCCTTCAAAGATACGGGAACCGCCGCCAACGATTCCACCGCCGCTAAGTAAGTTTTCTTCTTGCGAGCCGGCACCAACGATAAAAACTCATCGTAGGAGCACCGGTTGGTCGAGGGAAGATACCCACCCAACGTGGCACGGAACTGCCTAAGGGCTGCCTTAAACACACCGGGTCTTGGATGAGGCGGCGCCTGGAGGTTACCATCAGCACCCTCCACGCAAAATATCCGCTCCAAGATCGCCCTGCGCGCATTCTGAAAGTTGTTATTATGGACCCCCACTGTCACATTTGGGGATAGAGAAGCCAAACAACGAAACCTTCTCTCCTTTGTCAGTCCTCCAGATTCCTTGGCATCCATGTTGGGATGAGCACCCCTCCTGATATGGGTGGTGCGTCCCCTACCTTGGAACTGGCATCCTCATTCGGCATCACCTTCAACTAGATATGCTTCCCGCTCCTGAAGTTCGGGAATGTGATCTAGTGCGGTGGCCGCCAAGTCATCATCGTTAGGAACAAAAAACAACCTAACGGCATAGGGAAGGACTTGGTTGATGTGGGTAGGGCGCATACCCTTCTCTTTCATGACAGAAAGCAACTCCCTTTGAACCACCAATATATTGGCGGGAGTCCGCTTTTGCGCCCCGATTTTGGCTCGTACGAATCCAACAAACTTGCGAATTGTTGGGGCTTGCTTGAAACGGCAAGGGACGGGAACATGGAATACAGGGGCACCACCCGCGGCGGCTGCAGGTGCTAAGGGCTCACATCCATCGGTTTGGTGGTCTATTTCATCCTCACTACAATCAGGTGAGGAGAAAAACCCATGGTAGATGTGTAACGCACGCCGCTGGATCCTTCTATTCAATTTGTAAGCCTGCCACTTATCCCATGAAAAGAAGAAAAAGGTGATGGCCCAAGTTGCAAATGAGACGTATGAGCCAAGGTCGCCGAAGAAGTGGAACAAATACCAGGCCCTGCTACCTTCTACGGCATATGTGTAGCAAAACAAGGTTTGGATTGCAGGATCGGAATGGCCTGATCCATAATCAAAGCAATTTTCACAGTGCTTCCAGGAGCGGGGAACGGGAGTCGTGGGCCAGTTGGCAGCCTCACGCAACAACCAGATGATAAAAGGGTATTCATCCTCTTCGTCATACTTGTTAGTATAACGGTACAACTCAGCGCCATGGGACCAATCAGATCGAGATTGAAATGCTCGTCTGCCAAGGTCGTCGAGTTGTATGCCAAGCAGTTCATCAATGCATTTTGCTTGGTGGGGTCCACGAAGAGGTTCACAACTCCAATGCCATCCGTTGCTTTTATGCGATTCCCACCCATGGTGTTGAAATTTGCCGATGCAACTTGTGTAGACGTTAGGGCTTCTACAGAGGGACTGGAAAATATACATGGAGATATAGAAAACTAAGCACTGCCGAGAAAACTTGATCCATTGTGCGGTGGTGGGGAAATAAAATATGAAGGGCCAAATAAACCGCACATAGGTGGCAGATTTAACAATATTGTACAGCTCTGGGGTTCCGTTACCAAATGGTCTCATGATGTACAATTTCCGCTTAGTTCTTCTTGACACATTTAGAGCTGTGCCAGCCCACTCAACGGATATCGCACCGTCATCGCGATCGTGTAGCCTCCCAGCTGCAAGTCTCTACGATACCTACCCATCCTACGCGGATGTAGAAGATTACCACCTTACGGGACCCAACAAGACCAAATACTGGCAACTTTCAAATGAATGTTAGCCAGTATTTGGCCACAATGCTCCCGTAAGGAGACAGCTTCGAGGGCCTTACGGTCTGGAGATACTCAACAGCACCTAAGGGGGCCCTCTACTCCATCCCAAGCCTTAATGAGGATGGAGTCGGAC